TGTTGTTTGTGCGTTTGTAGCTTTATTGTTTACTTCTTCTATCGCGGAATATGCATCATTAGCTGTTTGCTGTGCCGTGTCTGCATTTGTTAATGCTATATTTGCATTAGCGCTAGCACTATCAGCCATAATTACCGCCGTGTCTGCTGTATTTTGCGCCGTGTTTGCCATACTTTGTGCACTCTCGGCTGTATTTTGCGCCGTGTCTGCTTTTGTATCAACTACAATTATTTGACTATCTACATATGTTTTATTGGTTGCGTAACTATTACCAATTGGCGCATTCATTATCAATGCATTTTGCACTGTTAAATGATTGGTTGAAATCTGCTCACAGTCTAAATCGCCCACTCTTTGAATTGGGTTTTCGTTCATATCAAGAACACCGGACAATGAACCGCCTGATTTATCGAGTTTACTATCTGTTTGATTTTTTAACTGTGTATACTGTGCGGATAAATCATTAACTTGTGATACCATATCATTTACATTAGTAACAAGTGTATTCGTAAATGTAACAAGTTTACACATACTTTCATACAGTGAAGTCCCCTGTAATATCGTTGGTGTTAATGGCTCGGCTAACGGTATAGTTGGGAATGTGTTAAATGGTTGATTGTTCATAATTATTTTACTCCATATTCTTTTTATTATGTGTATTATTTTTGTTATGAAATATCTATAAAGTTTCACTTTAATATACTCCCATAAACAAATTTTCTAACTCTCCTAATATCAGTAAATCAATATTTAGAAAAGTTTCACGATATTTCATTAACAATTCTGATTGAGAAATTCCCTCATTACCCTTGATTGTTTGGTTATCCTCTAAATCTTTTGTCAATGTATTTGTGGTTGCTTTGGTTTCGCTTATAGTGCCGTTGTCGGTTTGCTCGTTTGTAACCGTTCCAGTATTTGCCGTTGTGCTGTTTGAGGTTTCCTCTGTCGTGCTTGTGTCCGTTCCTAAAGATTGCTCTTGGTTAAACTTAGTCAAATAAAAATCATCGTCACTTAAATAATTTTTCTTTACCGGTGTTTGTGGAGTGTCATTTTCATACTTTGTTAGTGTTGCATCGGTATCATGCGAACCACTTGAATTATTAGCAATTTCGTTTGTTGTAGTTAAGTTATTAGTTTGTGTTGTATTGTTATCATTTGCAATTGTTTTATTCCCACTTAGATTATTTAAATTACTTTCAGTACCTGTATAATTTATAATCTTTTCAATATTAGTTGTATATAATGGGTCTATTGCTAATAACTCACTTTTATAAAGCTGATTGTAATATGGCATAATATCATTCATTCTAACTGATAAATAATGATTAAATCTATCAGGTGTTTCAAAACCTATTTCATGGAAAAAATAATGATTTATAATTTTATCGTTTAATAGTTGTCTGTAACTTTCGTTAAATATAGGATAATCTATAAGCTTTAAAGGATAATCAAGATTTTTCAATGTACCCAATTCAATGGTATATTTACTCATTGTCAATATCCTCACTTTCTTGCATACTGTATGGTGATATTTCTTGTCTAAATTCTACCTCAATATTCGTACCAAACATTGCATTGATTTTCTTTACTGCATCTTTACGGGAATTTAACATTACATATCTTTGCGCTTGTACACTACCCAAATTTGAAATAACTTCATCACTAACCATACGTTCTTTTTTATCTGTGTTTGCATTATCAACACCGCAAAATGTCAATGCTTCTTGCCATATCTGCCGTTTTAATATATTAAGTTTATCACATATAAAAGGTGCGCTTGTTGGAATAGCTTTTATATTGTCCGTATCAAGATTTTTACTTGCAAAAATAAAAGGCATATTACCACTATACTGTTGGTATAAATTTCTAAGTGTTAATTCTTCCTCTTTACCACATTTAATTAATATCGGTGTTTTTTGTGCTAACACATTAACGTCAATTGTTCGTTCTATTTCGGCAAGTCTTTCAGCATATAATTGTATTGTCATTGTGCTTGGTGTATGTAAATAGTTGTTAAATATTAGTACACTGTTTTTATTTGACAATGATTTTCTATAACCATTATTAGCATATGCTTGTCTAAATGTTGGTATTCTATAAACATCAAGTTTACCACCAATCATACAAGATAAAGCCAAATTCCCTAATATTTCATCATCAAAATAAACAAGATATCCCAACTCACATAAACATAATTCAATAAATCTTGGGTCAACACTTGGCGGTAAGTTTTTCCACTCAAACATATTTATAACATATTCTTTTAACCTATTGAAATAATCAATATACGTATTAACATTAGTTCTTGTGTTTTTCATTTTTTTACCTGTGTAAAAATTCGGCATATCAGGCAAATAATTTCCCATATTAATAACCACCTATCTTTCCATTTTCTGCTGTCCACATTCTAACACCGTTTGAAAATATTGTCTTTATTTTCTCCATATCTCCTGACGGTATTCCCTTTGTTGAAAATTCTGTTGCACTATATTCAGGGTCTGTAGTCGTAATTATTGGTTTATTTAGTTTTAAATAAATTGCATTTCTTCCACTTTGATAAATAATACTGTCAATTTGTGAAGTTGTCATATAAGTATCAAGAGCATACCCATACATATTAAAATACCTATCCATTCTAACCGCGCTACCTTGGTCACATTCAACAAGATAAATTTTAAAAGGTGCATCAACAAAGCTAATTACACTACCTATCTCACTGTTCATACTACCTGACATTGTGTCCGGGACGCTCTGTTTATCAATAAGACCTGCTGTACCACCAACACTATTTATCATTTGCAAAGTACCACCAATTGCATCACCCTTACCAATTGATGCAATACCACCCACCATTGAAGTTGCAATATTTGTGAAAAATGATGTTTTATTTTGTGACCACCATATTTGAAAATAGTCCTTGTTCCAATTACACATAATCCCGTCAACATATTCAATAGAATAATTTGGTTGCATTAACTGATAATCAGGTGCAATTATAGCTGTTGGTGTATTTCCACATGATAAACGGTGAACAAATCTAAATGTATTGTCGGCATATAATTGCATTAACTCCGGCTTTAATTCCTTTACTTGTCCATTTGCACTAATCATAACTAATTTTCTATATGGATAACTTAACAACTTTTTATTTTGAATTTCGTTACCACCAAATGTTGTAGACAATAAATCATTTGTCGAAAAACTATAAACATCTTGTGTGATATTTTTTTCATTAGCTTGTTTTCCGGTTGGCTTACCGTCATACATACTATCATATTTTACTATTTGATAACGGTTTAATGTTATCGCTTGGACCTTTCCTGAATTTACACCCTCAATACATTTTTTCATAACTTTCATTGGATTGGTAAAAATTCCGTTATCATCATAAAAAAATGTTGCAACATATAAATCACTATACATACCGCCAATTGTTTCTAACTCTAAAAAATAATCAGATAAATTATAATTCTCAACTCCTAACAAGTCTAAATCAATCGTACCTTCTGGCGGATTAGTTAAAAACACATTAAAATATTCTGCACCTGCTAAATATGGAGTATAGCTTGCTTTATTAACATAATATGCAATATCTTTATAATCTTCGTTACTATAATTAAAAGGCTCGTCCCAACTTTTTGGCACTGTTGCACGCTCAATATAACTTGTTTTGATATTGAAATCAAACCAGTAAGTTTGAAATACATCTATTTCATATTCAATTTCTGTTGCCATAGCTGAAACATAATTAACATTTTTAATAAAAGCAAAATAAAATTTATTTGGTAAATATGGTGTGACTTTATCCATAATGGCAATATTGCGAAACACCATGTAATTACACCCAACTAAATTAGCGCAATGTGTGGGAACTGTTATAGTATTACTTTTTCTATCACCTGTCCTTCCAAAAGTGCGCTGTGTTGTTAAAAGTGCGTGTCCTGTTTCCCCGTTCCAATAATATGCACTATCTTGCACGTGTTTTAAAAAATGTTCTACAAACCATTGTGCTTGTTCAATTGGTGTGTCTAAATCTGTACAAGGATATAATAATTGGTCGGTCTGTGTGTTGTCAAGTGGAACACCTGCAAGTATATATAATTCTGTACCATTTTGTGATAAAGTATACGGTATTGTTGGCATTTTTACACCTCTTTCATTCAAAGGTGGGGAATTTCACCCCACCTTATATAGTCTAATTAATTAGACTTTTAACCCTGTACTTCGTTACCTAAAATCGTTACGGTTGCCGTTCCAGTTACAGTATTGTCAACTATGGATGTTGCTGTTACTGTCAAAGTTACATTTGTTTCATCTGCTGAAACATATAGACCACCCGTATTATCAATTGTTGATTTAACGGTATCTGTTCCGGTAACACTCCATGATACAAGCTTAGAGGGAACACCTGTTACAACAACGTCTGCGCTAAATCTTGCGGTCTGTCCCTTGTCAACACTAACGGTTGCAGGGTCAACTGTTACACTTGTAATTGCATTTTCCTGTGTGGTAAATACAATAGCATTTGCATAAGGCGAATTACTATAAGTTTTCCATACATGATAGAAATAATTCCAATACAAACCCTCACCATTATAGTTTTCGGTAAATCCAATAAAGTTATCAAATACCATAAACCAATCAGCATCAACCAACACCGCTACAACTCCGGTTGTATCTGCAAAGTTATCTATAAGTAAACGCTGTCCCATGAATTCAGCTTTACTCATATTAAATGCGCTTGCAAGTACATTAACATCAACAACGGCATCAAAAGCACTATCCATAATAAGTATCTGATTTTCAACTGCTGTATGTGTTATTACTCCCATTGGATTATAATAAGCACTCATAAATTTCAGCTTGTTTGACATTGCTTTAATTTCTGTAACAATTGCTTTTGCATTTTCTGTTGTAGCTGTTGGTACGGTTACAGCTTGAAATCTGCCGTTATTAATACCGTACGCAATCATTTGTTTCATTATCAAAAATTCGTCAAACTCTGCGCCGGTATACAGACTATCGACAATTCTACCAATTAAATCCGTTACACCACTTGCACTAAGAAAAGCCTGTCTTAACTGCTCGTTAGATATGGTTGTTTTGTAAAAATTCTGCGTATTCATGCGGTGAAATGCCGCGTTTACATTTGGAATTTCACGTTTGAAAACTTCTTTTTCTGCTGTTGCTGGGTTAAAATCGTGCGCCCTTGCAACGTTTACAAAAATTTCTTCAATTGTTTCTCCGTATTCAACAATACCCTTTTTAAATTTTTTAAGTGGATTTGTATAACTTTTTGAAGTTATAATAACTCTTGCAATACGGTTTACAAGTGAATGTAAAAACTCGTTTTGCACTGCCTCAAATTCAATAATAGGTGCGCCAACTGC